CGTTCGCCAACGTCGGTTTGGCCATCACAGCACTGACCAACACGTATGACGACTTGGTTGGTGCGTCCGTTCAACGCATCCGCACACTTAGCACGTACCTTGACGGGCTACCGGGTGCAGACCCCGACGCTTATTGGGGCCCGGATGAATGGATTGTTGAGCAGAAAAGCAACGAAACCAAACTAGCCGTATCGTTCCAGCTTGCTGTTCCGTTTGACCTTGAAGGTAGGGCATTGCCAGGCCGTAGGTTGCTACGGGAACAATGCCAGTGGATCTACCGCAGCGACATCGGCTGTCACTATGACGGCAACCGTTATTTCAACGCCGACGACCAGTCAGTGGCAAGCATTGATAACGATGTATGCGGCAAACGGCTGAGCAGCTGCCAGCTTCGTTTTGGTCGCATCGAGGTGCTCAAATCCTTCACGTCTGGAACGTTATTTTTGGGTTACACCAACATCAGCCCCACCAACGTGGTGATTGTTGGCGACTACCAAGAGACAACGGATTTTACAGTTAACGCAACAACAGGCGTGTTGACCTCTGTCACGATTCCGGACGACATTGTGTTGACAATCCGCTTTAGCCCTACCACTGCAGGAGACCGCATCCCGTTTGGCGGTTTCGCTGGCCTCGTCGATTCTCAAGGTTGATCATGCTGTCCACATTTTCCAATCCACTTACAGCAGCACAACAGGCGAAGATCCGCCAGTACGCCGAAGCCGCATACCCCGCAGAGGCTTGCGGTTTTGTGTTGGCCGATGGAACGGTGGTCGAATGCGCCAACACCTCCACGGTGCCCGATCAATTTGTAATCAGCGCCGCCGACACAGCAAGGTATTTAGATGATGCGGTGGCTTCCTGGCATAGCCATGACGATTATGCCGCGTTGAGCTTTGCCGATGTCAACGCATCAAAAGCGCTGAACCTCCCTTATGCAGTGTGGAACTGCGCCAGCACCGAGATCTTCTATTACGACCCACGCCAATCCGCTGGTTTGCTGGAACGCCCTTGGATGTACGGCGGTTATGACTGCTATGCGGCAGTGCGCGATTGGTACTCACAGCAAATGGGCGTTGAGATGGGCGACTATGAACGCCAATACGAGGGCGAATGGAAGCAGCGCGGCTTTACGCATTTTGAAACCAACTTTGCCAACGAAGGTTTTATCCAGATTCCCAAAACTGCCCCACTGGAGCGCGGTGATGTGCTGCTTTTCCGCATTCGTAACCAATACACCTGCAATCACGTTGCTGTTGTGGAGGATCCTGCAGCGAACCAGATCTATCAACATCTATTTGACAGGCTGTCTGGGGTAATGTCCTACAGCAGTTATTTCCGCGATAATACGTACATGGTGGTGCGGCGTGGAGGCTGATGGTCACGATTCGATTGCTGGGTGAAGCTGGCCGCCGTTTTGGGCGCAAATTCCAGCTTGCAGTAAAGACACCAGCTGAGGCGATGCGTGCGCTGTGCACCCAGATTCCAGCATTACGTCAATACCTGCTTGAGTCAGGCGAAAAGGGCATCGACTGGCGCGTTGTCACTGATCATTCCGAAGGTTTAGAAGAAGAGCAGCTGTTGTGGCCAATGAGCAAGCGGATGGTGCTCGCGCCATTACCTGCTGGCCGTGGTGGTGTCGGGAAGATTATTGCGGGGGTGGCGCTTGTGGCTGCTGCGATTGTTTTTGCGCCTGGCGGTTTGCTGGCTGGGTCCATATTTGGTTTCACTCTTGGGTCCACAGCAGCAGTGGCTGTCGGATCCATTGGTCTGTCAATGATCTTTAGCGGTGTTGCAGAACTACTGACGCCAACACCCAAAATGCCCAACGTCAAGAATGTTGGTGGAAGCTCAACATCAGGCCGTGATGAGTCGGAGCAGTTGAACTCGTTTACGTTCGACAAGTCCAACGCGAATACGATACAAGGAGATGTCGTTCCCGTTCTTTACGGTGAGCGCATTGTTGGGGCGTTGCCCGTCCTGTCCTTTGGCCTCGAACTGCAGAACTACCTGTGATGGAAGACATCAACAAGAACGAAGAACTGCAGGTTAAAGGCGCCAAAGGCGGTGGCGGTTCAAGCCAAAAGGTAACGCAAAACGTCACGGTTGTTGCGCCTACACGACAGCCGGTCATTGCAGATGACAACCTATTTTCCGTTGCATTTGCCAAAACGGTTTACGCCGTATCAGAAGGCGAAATTGAAGGCTTCCCCAACAGCATTGAAAAGGACGTTTATCTAGATGGCGTACCAATTCAAAACCCCGATGGAACGAGCAACTTTGACGGGTACACGCTTGAATCTCGCCTAGGTGAGGATGAAACTCAGACACCAATCGAAGGCTTTAGTACAACTGAAAACACTGTTGGTGTAAGCACCGAAATTACTCAAGCGGTGGGGCCAATTGTCCGTGCGATTACAGATAAGGATATTGAACGATGCCGCGTAATTATTTCGCATCCTGCACTGCAATCCCAGAACCCCCAAAACGGCGACGTTAGCGGCACTTCAGTCAGGTACAACATTGAAGTCAGCGCCAATGGTGGCCCCTATTCAAGTGTTGTTAGCGGTTACGTTGAAGTCAGCGGCAAGTCAGATAGCGAGTTCCAGCGTGCATACGAGTTTGATCTCCCTGGAACGGGCCCCTGGAATGTACGCGTCTCCCGCCTAACCGCAGACAACACATCTCCCTACATCCAGAACAACATTTTTTGGCAAAGCTACGCCGAAATTATTGACGAGAAGTTTGCCTATCCAAATACCGCCCTTGTCGCCGTCAAGGTAGATGCGCGTCAATTTAATGCAATCCCCGACGTATCAGTCAAGCTACGCGGCAAGCGTGTCCAAGTACCTACTAATTACAACGCCGAAACCCGTACATATACAGGTATCTGGGATGGTACGTTCCAGACGGCATGGACCGATAACCCCGCTTGGATCTTTCGTGACATTGTTCTAAACGAGCGTTTTGGCGTCAAGCGGTACGTCAGTTCGATTGCAATCGATCCTTGGTACCTCTATACCGTCAGCCAGTATTGCGACGAATTAGTACCTAACGGATCAGGTGGATACGAACCACGCTTCACCTGCAATCTGTTTTTGCAGAACCCAGGCGGTGTGTATGAAGTGCTCAATGCACTTGCTTCATGCTTCCGTGGTCTGATTTATTACAGCGAAGGCCAGCTGTATTTAACGCAGGACCGTTCACAGCTCCCTGTTCAGCAATTCAGTGAAGCCAACGTCATCCAAGATGTTGCTGAAAACGGTGAAGTCTCCTCGCCCTGCTTTACGTACACCGGCACAGCGCGTGCTGCACGAAAAAGCGTCGTCTTAGCTAACTGGGACGACCCAAATCAGGTTTACTCCAGCGTCACCGAATACCTGCAGGATGACCAACTGCTGGAGCGTTTTGGATACAACCCCATCGATCTTCGCCTAATCGGGGTTACTTCAAGAGGCCAAGCGCTGAGGGCTGCCAAACACACGCTGTTCAGTAACCGTTACGAAACCGAGCGCGTCAGTTTCCGCATCGGCGCCGAGGGTCTTGCTGCTGGTGTCGGTGAAGTAATTCAAATTGCCGATCCACTTAAGCAAGGTCAACGCCTTGGTGGTCGCATTACAGCTATTAACGGCAACGTCGTAACGCTCGATGCAGTTCTTAACCTTGACCCGAATATTGCTTACACACTGACGTTCGTTATCCCCGATGGCGAGACAACAACTAACCCGGACGGCTCAACTACTACAAGACCCAAGTTACAGGTAACCAACCTAGTAAGTTTTGCTGGGTCTGGATCGCAAATTACAGAACAAAACTTAGTGTCTCAGGACGTCGATCCTCTAATGACGCAATCCTTAGATTTCATCATGGCTAGGGTCGTCTCGGCGGATGACACTAACACTCAAATTGAAGTTAGCTCTGTTATTGATTCTCAGGTTGGGTCTCTGTGGGTACTGGAATGGAGCGCTATGCAGGCCGCGCTGTACAAAATCATCTCTGTCGCTGAAGTCGAACCCCTTGTTTACCAGGTCGAAGCCGTTCAATACAACGACAGCAAATTTGAGTATGTAGACAATAGCTTGCCCGTCGCTGTACCAAAAGATCGCTTTACTATCTCTAAGGCAACCGTACCAACAGAAGTTGTAGCTGAACTTGAATTTTCAAACGGTCAAACATCTATTCGCGCAAACTGGAAGGCACCCCAGAAAAACAACGCCATTGATCTGTTAATTCGCGCCTACAGATATCAATGGCGAAAGAACGGCGATACTGAATGGTCCGAGGTGGTAAGCACCAGTACGACTAACGTGCAAATTCCGCTTGCACTACATGTTTTTGGTAACACCTATCAAGTACGAGTGGCATCGGTAAACCGTTTAGGCAGCCAGTCTGAATGGGTTGTGTATGACGTAGATCCTTTTGAAGCAATCCCAGATTTAAGCGATGCCGCATACGGAGCAACCGTAAGACACGCAAACCAGCCAGACGGCACACAATTATTGATCGTTGACGCTGGAACGTGCCCAATCCCTGAGCGTGTACGGGGTTACAAGTGCTGGGCAAAGCCGCGCAATCTTACGTCAGGTCAAGTCCCAGGCGTAAAAGAACCTAACGCCGAAGGCTGGTACTTCTTGGCTGATATTCCGCTAACGGGTTATTACACGGTTGCATTCCACGCTCCGGACACTTACGACGTTCGCGTCAACTTTACTAGCGCGATTTTTGGTGAAGACCCCGATGACTACATCACGACTTTCGTGGAGCGTGATGAAATCGTCCCGCCAACACCGTCTAACTTCAGTGTTGTAGAAAACCAGAACAGCAGCGGTAAGCGTTTCAGCTGGCAACTCCCCTTGAGTGAATATGGCGCATGGGATCAAAGCCTTGTCGCCGACATTATCGGCTATGAGGTGCGTTTTAAGCGTGGAACGCTTGTCAATAGCAGCCCATCCGAAACGTGGGAAGCCGGAATCGAACTTCAATCCGGCGGCTTACCGGCTCAGCAGCAGTGGTTTGAGACGAGCCTGTTCGACGTAGATTCTTGGGTCGTAATGGTCAAAGCCGTCGATGCAACGCAGTGGCGTTCTGATGCGCCTGCCTACGTACTTGTAAATATCGGGGCACCGCCAATCAGCAATGCTGTGCAGACGGTAAACGCCAAAACACAAGGCGCAGGCAACTGGCCCGGAGATTATGACAACTGTTCAGTATCGGGCGGAAACCTAGTTCAAACCGATCCAACTAAGGACAGTATTTTTACTTGGAACTTTGACAACAACAATCTTGAAAGCGCTTTGTTGCTAAGCACAACTGCAACCGCAACTTACCAGCACAAGTTGGTTGCCCTAACAGGCGAGGCTATTGAGATAACCAAAGAGGATGACTTCAACCTACTGCAGGAAAATGACGACAAGATCTTCTCAGAGCAGCGTTATTATGACCCTACAGAACTGGCTGAGGGCGGGATCGTCCACCCCTACGCCCCGTATGAAAAGCTTCTCGGTGACGTGTACCGGGTAGAGACATTGTTCAAAAGCCCGGACGGTGGAACGACCGCTGGCAACATTTCAGCGCTTACGGCGCAACTTGACTATCCAGACGTGATTGAAAAGCAGAACGATGTGACCATATCCAGTGCAGGGACTGCTGTGGCGCTTACAAAAACTTTCCGCAGCGTAGAAAGTGTCCAGATCACCGCGCTTCAAACGGGTGGATCGTCAGCGGTCACGGCAGTGGTTACAGCCAAATCGACCAGTTCGGTTACGATTAAGTGTCTGAACGCTTCCGGTACAGCTGTTTCCGGTCTTGTTGACATCACCGTTATTGGATACTAATGGCTGACGCACGCATTTCCCAACTGCCAGCCGCCACAACGCTGGCCAGCGCGGACATCGTTCCGTTTACAAGTATTAGCGCGAGCGAGACCCGAAAAATTACGGCAAACAACTTAGGTCTGGTGCTCACGCAACTTGGCCTGACCGTTGGAACGAGCGCTCCCGTAACTCCCTATAACGGACAGCTATGGGTAGATACAAGTACAAACCCACCTATTCTCAAAATCTGGAACGGTGCGACATTTTCTGTTGTTAGTTTCCAACCCGGATCGTCCGTAATCACAAGTCCCAGTGCTACGGCACCTTCAAATCCGGTACTGGGTCAGCTTTGGCAAGACACAAGCCAAACGCCCGATGAGTTGAAGATGTATGACGGCAGCAATTGGGTGCGTGTCGATCCAGACGGAATCACACAGGCTGCAGCCGATCTGCGTTACCTGCAAATCACAGCAGCGGCATCAACGTACCTTGCACTTTCCGGTGGCACGCTGACCGGAGACTTGACGCTAACTGGTGCGCCGACCACCAACAACATGGCGGCCACCAAGAAGTACGTTGATGATGAAATTGCTGCAATTCCATCTAGCGATAGTGTCCCCACTGGAACGGTTATTTGGACAGCACGCAGCAGTGCTCCAACGGGTTACCTGAAGGCAAACGGCGCAGCGGTCAGTCGTACCACGTATGCAACGCTATTTTCCGCTATTGGAACGCAGTTTGGTGCTGGTGACGGCTCAACCACGTTTAACTTGCCCGATCTTCGTGGTGAGTTCGTTCGTGGTTTTGATGATGGGCGCGGCATCGACGCAGGGCGCACATTAGGTAGCACACAGGCAGATCAAAACAAGCAGCACAACCATACCGGATCAACCGATAGCGAAACACTACAAGGAGAACTGCGGAATATCGCAGAAACTTGGAACGATCATGGTACAGCGACTGGTGTATTCAGCAAGGTCACAGGTTTCAGGGCTGGCGATACCCCCGACAGTGTTGACTCAAGCGATGCGGGTGGAATTGACTTTGATGCCACGCACAGCCACACCATTTCCAACGACGGTGGAACGGAATCACGTCCCAGGAACGTGGCACTTTTGGGATGCATCAAGACTTGAGCATCACAGTAAAATTGAAGTATTGAAGGGATTCCCATGGCCAACGTCAAGATTACGGATCTGGTCGCTTACACCGATCCAGTCAGCACTGATGTGCTGGCAGTCGTTGACATTGGCGCTGACATCACAAAGAAGGTCAGTATTGCGGACCTGCTGGAGAATGCGGGCAGTGGTACGGCAGCTGCACCGGGCATTGCATTTGACGGGGATAGCAATACAGGTATTTATCGCCCTGGAGCGAACCAACTAGCCATCTCGACTAATGGCACTGGGCGGTTGTTTGTTGATGCGAATGGAAATGTTGGTCTTGGCACCGCAACTCAAACAGCCAAGCTTGAACTTTCCGCCAATAATAATGGAGTCACGCAAAATAACACTTTACGGTTTATTGATACCGACGGCTCGTTTTCTGCTGGACAATCGCCAGGGCGGATTGAGTTTGTAACTTCAGATGCCGACAATCCTGGAGTCACTGCTTATATCGACACATATGGCTACACTAATGCAGCTTCAGATATTGTCTTTGGTACTGGAATCGGTGGTTCAGCAACAGAACGGCTGCGTATCACCTACAACGGGAAATTAGGCTTGGGGACTAGTGCGCCTGGCTATCCTCTAACCGTTTTAGCTAATGGAGGTGCAAACACAAATAACATTATTGCTCACCTTTACAACTACAACGCTTACTCGGCTCGCGGTCTCTTTATTTACAACGGTCGGCATGTCGCTTCTGGTAGGGATAACGCCCAAGTCACGTTTGACGTGCAAAGTGGTGCGAGCAATGGAACAATGCTGTTCCAAACTGATGGAAATACTGCTTTAACTATTGATGGATCACAGCGCGTAGGGATTGGCGCGGCGAGTCCTAGCGCTATTTTGCATACAGTTGCTTCAGCAAGTTTTGATCCTACGAATGTTTCTGATTTTACTGGCGTAGGTTTGTTTCTTCAAAGCCCCAGCGGAATTTCTGGAAATGGAAATTTTGGTTCAGCACTTGCATGGAGTAGGCCTGAAGATAACTCACGATTCAAGACCGCAATAGCTCCTGTTCAAGAAGGTAGTGATGTGGATCGGCAAGGCTTAGCATTTTTTACTGCTGACGATGCTTCTGCACTTGTTGCACCGGAAGAGAGATTAAGAATTAGCAATACAGGCAACGTAGGGGTCGGCACTACGACACCAGACTTGCCGTTAACAATCAAAAGCCTTAATGCGGGAGGTACAGGTGCCTCTATTCGACTTGTAAATCCGTCCACAACTACGGGCTCGACTACTTCCCTTATTTTTACCAATACGACATCTGAAACAGCAAACTCTGCTCGTATTGACGCCGTAAGAGATGCGACTGGCCAAAACATTGTATTTTCGCAGAATGACAACGAACGCGTCCGTATCGACAGCTCGGGTCGCTTAGGTCTGGGGACTAGTAGCCCGCAAGTATTACTACACGGAGCTACTTCTGTAAGCGCGACGACTGAATACGCGGGTGTTGGGTTCCTAGAAAACTCCTTAAATAACTATGACAGTGGTGCAACAACTGCTTATCCCGTTCTGAAGTTAGCCAGGGCTGGAAAGTCTGGAGTCACCTTTAGGTCAAGTGCTCAGTTTGGAATCGCACGGTATCAAGATGCTGGCACCGCTGCAAGAACTCGCCTTGACATTGCACTTGGACATGGCGATCAGGCATATCCAGATACAACTGTTATGTCTCTGCTTAGCTCAGGCAATGTAGGGATTGGCACTACGAGTCCTGTTGTACCTTTTCATGTTCTTACCAGTACAACCAATACTCCTGGGCTTTTTGAGCATAGTGGCAGTGTTGATAGTTATCTTTACATAAAAAACAGTGCAGGTGGAGCTTATATTGCATCAAGAACAAACGATCTTTCATTCCATACCTCAGCAGGTGCTACAGAACGCGCCCGCATCGACAGCTCTGGCCGCCTGGGTCTGGGGACTAGTAACCCTCAAAATCTATTCAGTTTGGGTCTGCCTACAGCCACAACCTCGCGTATTCTTGGACAGTACGGAAACAACGAATCACCAACGCTTGAAGTTGGCGTAGGTCAGTCATCCACCTTCCGTGGTGGTATGCGTATTGCTGTTAGTGATACGGGAGCGGGTTCCGTTGGCGATTCTGTTGTTAGCTTCCATACAACTAAAGATGGTGGTGGAACTGTTCAAAGGCTAACTATTGATCAGGACGGGAAAGTAGGGGTCGGCACTACGAGTCCTGAGACTAAACTAGCCGTTCAATCTGGAAGTTTAACCGATGGAAGTATTTTAGTTGGTGCTGATTATAATGGCTCTGGGATGAGCCAGAATGCTGATAAATCAGGGTCTATTTCATTCCCTATGTATGCTAGTGATACATACCCTAAAGGTTTTAGGGGAGTGATGGCCTATGCAAGTTCAGCAGTTAATTTTCTGCAAATTGGTGGTGGTACTAATTCAGCAAGATCTGCAACAAGTGTACTTTTTTATACCGCACCAAGCGTTAGTGCTAATGGTACAGAACGCGTCCGCATCGACAGCTCGGGTCGCTTGGGTCTGGGGACCAGTAGCCCTAGCGGTTTACTGCACGTTCAAGGCGTAAGTGGTACTTACCCAACTTCAATAATCAATCACTCCGCTATTGATGTCGAAGGCGAATTCCTAAGGGTTGGACGTACCGATAGTGTTGCTAGATACCATTCCATTTACGGTAAGCACTCTGCAACAAGCTCCAGCAATTACCTGCAATTTCGCGTTCACGACGGAAGCGCAAGCAGCCCGTTCACGAGTCAGACAACGGCAATGACCCTCACTGGTCAAGGCCGCGTCGGCGTGGGCACGGCGAGTCCTGTAGCCAAAGTCCAAATAAGCGTAGACAACAGCCCTACGACAAATCAAGCCGACACTCTTGCCGTGCGGGGTACCTCAGGAAGTTGGGCGGCTCACATAGGAGCGACATCAGAAGGTGGCGCCTTAATCGCAAGGGGAAATGTATCTACAAAAGGTCAAATAGTATTTGGCAATACAGATGGTAGCTACGCGAATTATAGCGAGACAGCCCGCATCGACACCTCGGGCAGGCTGTTGGTGGGGACTTCTAGTAATACCGATGATTATAAATTTCAGATTGATTCTGCTTCTTACAAAGTAGCTCAGTTTACACGATATGGATCAGATGGGGCAGAGTTAGCTCTTGGTTCTTCTCGTGGAACTCAAGGCAGCAAAACAGCGTTAAACAATAACGACTATGGTGGACTTCTTACCTTCAAAGGTTACGGCGGTGGCAATTTTCAAACACTTGCCTGGATAGGTGGTGTTTGCGATGGTCAATCTCCTGCCTCAGGCGATAGTCCAGGACGCCTAGTGTTCTCCACTACGAGCAATTCGGCAAGTTCGCCAACCGAACGCCTGCGTATTACATCCGACGCTTACGTCCGCCTCGCCTCTGGCACTGGTGGCATCCAGTTCAACGGTGACACCGCAGCGGCTAATGCGCTGGATGATTATGAGGAGGGGACGTGGACTCCGACCCTTAGAGAAAATGGAAATAGTGCAATATGGAATACATTAACGACTCAAGAAGGAGCCTATATTAAAATAGGCAAACAAGTAACTGTTTTCTTTCGTATTGTTTACAGCGGTCTTCCTTCAAATGTAAATTTAAGTTATTACAGTTATCTAGCAGGATTACCATTTAGCGGGGCAAGTAATGCCACAAATTCCCAAGCTATAAATATTGCTTTTTTAAAAAGTGGTGCAGATGATACTCAATATCATCTTACTTGGTCAAATCAAGGTACAACATTAAATGTTTTTAAAAGTCAAGATACAAATTCTCCAGGACCAATGACAGGTAGTGAATATCCTTCTGTCCAAACAACAATTAGAGGACACTTCGTTTACAAAACCGTGTAACTTCGACATTAATCAATAATTAGCCCGCAACGGCTCAAAACTACGAACCCTGTAAACCCGTTACGTCTGGAGGACGTTCCTAATCATGGCTCTTTCAAAAGAAACCGTTGTTGACAAAATCGAAGTACTGGAAAGCAACGCCATACAAGTGCGTTCTGCTGTCCGAGTACTGGAAGATGGCGAAGTGCTGTCTTCTTCTTATCACCGCCATGTGCTGCAGCCTGGTGATGATCTGACTAATGAAGACCCGAAGGTGGTGGCGATTGCTAATGCTGCTTGGGCTGAGTGATAACGAGCTAGGCGCACAAGACCTACTCACTGCTCTCCCTGGCGCGTAAACCGCCCCGTGTCACAACGGGGTTTTTCTAATACACTGCTAACAAGGCATTTTTTCTCATGGCTGACTCCAACCAAACACCTGGCATCGACTTTCCTTTCACCGTATGGAAGGTCGCCAACATGGAGCGTGAACTAAGCGACGGCGTGGTGTTCACTGTGCATTACACCGTCACCCGCTTCAAAGATGGCGAACAGGCTGGAGCGTATGGCAGCCTTGGTTTCGAAGCACCTGAGCCTGACAACCTGATCCCTTACGCCGACCTCACCGAAGAGATTGTGGTGGGCTGGGTGACTTCACAACTTGGCGAAGAAAAAGTGGCCGAAATTGATGCGGCACTTGATGCGCAGATTGACGAAAAGCTGGCGCCAACCAAAGCTAGTGGGATGCCATGGCAGTAAAGTCTCGCACGGGCCTGGCACGTACTGACCACAAGCAAGGCAAACCAAAGCGCACGCGCCAAGGTCATGGGCAGCACAGCCGACCACGGGGAAGCCGCAAACTTCCTCGTGGCCAAGGCCGATAAAATGTTTCTAGCTGTAAAGGCTAGATGGAAAGAATCAATATTGAACTGATAAGCGGCATCCTTGCGCTTGCTGTTCAGGCGGGCATTGCTGTCTGGTGGGCATCCGGCATCCACTCCAAGATTTATCACTTGGAGCATGAAATCACCAAGATGCATATGAACGTCGATCAGAATACTGAGTTTCGTATCAAATGGCCTCGTGGCGAGATGGGCGCATTGCCTGATGACGTGAAGCAAGACAGCGCAATTCATGTATTGCAAGCTGAGGTGGAACGTTTAAGGCAATCGCAACCTTGCCGATAGAATCGAAATGAAGGAGGCCCACCATGATTGAGTTAGTTGCTGCAGTTGTGGGTGCCTCCATTGGTGTAGTTGGTTTATCGGCAACAGGTTTTAGCAAACGAAACAACGAATCACGCGAAGCCGTGATCAGACTGACAATGGCAGTAGAGAGTATTGCTGGCAAGCTTGAAGAGCTGCACCAGGATATGAAGGAAGATCGACGTGAGATGTATTCAAAGCTGAACAACCATGACGTAAGACTTACTGCACTTGAAGGCAAAGTCAGCCAATAGCATTAGGATTAAATCAAAGCACTTTAATCATGCACCTTGAACAAATTCTGGCTCACCCTGCTTTTTGGGTTGTCGTGGCAGCGGCATCTGAGCTTATCGGCATGAGTAAGCTAAAGGACAATTCAGTGATTCAGCTTGTGTTCACTGCGTTGCGAGCATTGAAGGCAAAAAAGAGCTGATTCCTTCGGATGGTCGTTGGATCGTAAGATTCAGCACCCGATCTCCCTGGTCTGCCGTGGAACGTGCCATCGCAAAGCGCAAATTCCACGCAACCTTGAAGCACCGTCTGGACACCGCCGTCCAAATCTGGCACGCGACCCAGCCCGACGAAACCCCGCTACCTGTCTACAAAAAGGACGGGTGGAAGATGAGCATCCATTCCCCCTGGAGCGATGACGCAACAACCGATCCGCCTGAGTGATCTGTTCCGCTACTACCAAGCGTTACCGCACCAGAATGCTGCCCTAATCGAACTAGAGCAGCTCATCGTAAAGTCCAACCCAACCGCCTTCAACCGCGACCAGCCCTGGTACGCAACGTGGAAGTCTGCGGTCGATCCAAAGGGCGAGAACAGCTGGAACGGTATCAAGGCTGTGGCTCAAAAAGCCGGAGCCCGATACCCGGAATGCGTTGCAGCGCAGTGGGCGCTCGAATCTAGTTGGGGCCGCCACACCTCCGGCAAGAACAACTTCTTCGGCCTAAAGGGCGATGGAACGCAAACCTCAACTTCCGAATATATCGACGGCACCTGGATCCAAATTACAGATAGCTTTATCGACTTCCCAAGCATCACCGCTTGCGTCCAATACCTGATCAAGCACTGGTACAAAAACTATAAAACCTACTGGGGCGTGAACAACGCACCCAACCGCGAAGAATGCGCCCGCGCCCTGGTACGCGAGGGTTATGCAACCGATCCAGAGTACAGCGAAAAACTTATCCGCCTAATGAACGAGAACGAGACTACTGGAGCGAGCGAAAAGACCCTGGACGTTCCATACGAGTATCAGCTGGACAACGCATCCGGCACGGGCTATCGAGAATGCTTCTCAAGTAGCTGCGCGATGATCGCCAAGTTTTACGGCCAAGTCAGCAGCGACGATGCTTACAACACCATCCGCAGCGAATTTGGCGACACAACATCCGTTGGAGCGCAGCTCGATGCCCTTACAGAGTGCGGCTTAAGGCCCCGATTTATCACCAATGGAACGGCTGAGATCCTCCAAAGGGAGATTGACGCAGGCCGCCCCGTTGCAGTGGGTTGGTTACACAACGGACCAATCGGTGACCCAAAAGGCGGGGGCCACTGGAGCTGCTGTGTGGGTTACACACCGGAAGCATTTATTTTCCACGATCCAAACGGTAAAGCCGACATGTT